GGTGGGTCAATTATCTTCCAAGTTGCTCCTGCTGGTTCTTCGGGAACGGCGCAGAATGCGTTAAGCACAGCACTGACGATTGCTTCAACAGGCGCAGCGACATTTGCAAATACCGTAAATTTTAACGGCGCTGCCGTCATGAATTCAAACGTAAATTTATTAAGTGGCGGCGCAACGTTTGTTCGTATGCTCGCAGGAAGTGCAGATGGGTGTTTACAACTTAGAGATAATGCTCAAACTGGATGGGATCGTCTTCAATTTGGTGGCACAACATCCTCTTTCCCCGCCCTCAAACGTTCTAGCACAATCCTCCAAGTTCGCTTGGCGGATGATAGTGCATACGCGCCTGTTGAAGCCTCAACAGTTCGTACAGCTACAGCTTATACAGTTGCAACCTTGCCTGCCGCTGGTACTGCGGGCCGTCGTGCTTATGTGACAGATGCTCTTGCTCCAACATTCTTGGGCACACTTACGGGTGGTGGTGCTGTTGTAACACCAGTATTTGACAACGGAACTGCATGGGTTGCAGGTTAACAAAGGGAGAACTACTTATGGAACCTAAATTGACGATTGAACTGACTGCTACGGAAATCCAGAACCTTGGCATTTTGCTTGATGCGGCTGTAAAAGCCACAGGCATTCAGGGTGGCAAGATCGCCGTGCCAATCATTGAGAAACTTGAAGCTGCTGTTGCGGCGCACAATGCTGCCAACGCATCTAAAGAAGAAAAGGAAGCTGCATAATGGCAAATCAGCATTTTTGGGCGGTCAACCAAATGACCGCCTACCCAGAGTTTGAAGGCGAAACCGACGTTGTGTTCCAAGTTGCATGGGTCTGCTCAGGCACGGACGGCGAAGGCCATAACGCAGCCACCTACGGTACGGTTGATGTGACGTATGAGTCAGGCACACCGTTCACGCCATACAACGAGTTGACCCTTGAACAGGTCAACGGTTGGGTGGCCGCTGCTCTTGGTCCTGAAGGTATTGCAAAGGCGGAAGCCGATTGCGACTCTCAAATTGCGGCACAAATCGCACCAGGGCCTATTACGCCACCTTTGCCTTGGAATTAATAGGTGAGATATGAGTACTTCCGGCACATATAATTTTAACCCGTCGCTTGGCGAAATTGTTCTCTACGCATACAATTTATGCGAGGTCAGAAACACGGCCATTGCTCAGGAACATATGGAAGCCGCCCGTATGGCTTCCAATATGTTGTTATCAACGTGGTCTAACCGCGGCGTAAATCTTTGGACCGTTGATCTTGAACAAGTTTTGTTTGCCCAACAGCCGACAATTTTGTCGGGCAGCGGAAATGGAACAACTTATACATTAACATACGCAACGCCAAATACGCCTGTTTATATGGTTGGTTTGCAGATTACGGTATCAGGAACAAGTGTAGTTGACGGATTACAAACGGTTACTGCATCTTCAAACGGTTCCGTATCATTTGCATCAACTGTATCTACAGCTGTATCTACAGGTACAATTTCGTCATCAACGCCTGCCGCTACATATTCCGTTGATCCAAATACTGTTGTTCTTTTGGATGCCTATGTCACAACAACCGAATCAACAACGCAGCCAATTGATCGCATAATTCTTCCGGTTAGCAGAACGGAATACTCGTCTTATCCAAATAAACAGCAAACTGGTTTTCCAACCGTATTTTGGTTTGATCGTCTGATTGATTCTACGCGCTCTTCGGGGTCGCCCGGCCCTTCAGTAACATTATGGCCTGTTCCAGATGGAACTTCGTCGCAGTATTTAAAATATTATCGAGTACGCCAGATTCAAGATTCAAACTTTGCTGGGGGGCAGACTGTTGAAATACCGTATCTGTGGATGGAAGCTTACGCATACGGTTTAGCTGCAAGACTTGCTATTATCTGGAATCCGCAGAAGGCGGCATTGCTAAAGCCTTTGGCAGATGAAGCTTATATGATCGCGGCAGAACAAAACGTCGAAACGGCGCAGCAATACATCTCGCCCCAAATTCAGGGGTACTTCCGATGAGACCTCACGGGCGCGCTTCAGTATCGTCGAGCAACCCGCGCGCGTTTGGTATATGCGACCGCTGCGGGTTCCTTTATAATCATAACCGCCTTCAATGGCAGTTTGATTATGCAGGCGCTGGCCTGATCAATAAGCGCATTCTCATCTGCAATTCATGCAATGACACCCCGCAGGCTCAGCTAAGGGCAATCGTTCTTCCGGCAGATCCGGTTCCGATTATGAACCCGCGTGTTCAAGATTACGTCGCCGCAGAGACAGACAACATCACAATCTCGGCACCTACCGTGACCGATCCTTTGACGGGCATCCCGATCCCGCAGACGATGACAATCGTCACGGAAGACGGCGTCAGCGTCACAAAGCAGGTTGTCGGCAATCCGGTTGGGCTTAATCAGAACGCTATCATGCCTCTGATTAATGATGTCCAATACCGCGTTACGCTCAGCCCATTATCGATTTCGTCTATTGGGACAAGCACGATCACGGTGACTTTCTCGTCCGCGCATGGCCTGTCGACAAATGATCAGATCGCCGTCGAGGGTCTTTCAAATAAGCTTGCGAGTGGGTTCTATAGTATCACCGTTACAACCGAAACGGCCTTCACTTACCAAGTAAACAATGCTATCCCTGCTGGCGGTCTTTTGACTAGCAAGACACTTATGGTGACCGGAATTTCTGGCCTGCCATATAATTACAACCAAATACCGCTCACTGGGGTGTAAAAATGGCAAATACCACCATCGCAAACCTCCCCACGGTCATTGCTCTAAATGGCTCAGAGCCTCTTCTTGGCGTTCAATCAAGCTCATCCGTACAGATTACGACAGGCCAGATTGCGAGCCTTGCAAACGGTTCTGGAGGGCTTCCATTTGCGGTTTCGATTGGCGGCACTGGTCGATCTTCGTTCACGCAATATGGTTTGATTTACGGCAACGGCACAAGTCCGCTTGCTCAGGTCGGGCTCGGCACAACAGGGCAAGTTCTGATCGGGAACACTGGTGGCGCACCGACTTGGGCATCAACCGTTCCTTCTACGGCTGCCGTTACATCGATTGCGTTCGGCACAACAGGTTTAACGCCTGCAACGGCAACGACTGGCGCGGTTACAGTCGCTGGAACGCTTGTTGCGGCCAATGGCGGCACGGGTCTTACAGGCTACACCATAGGCGACATTCTCTACGCATCGGGCGCGACGACGCTTGCTGCGCTTGCTGACGTTGCTACCGGCAATGCCTTAATATCGGGCGGCGTTGGTGTTGCGCCGTCTTGGGGCAAGATTGGCCTCACGACGCATGTGAGCGGCATCCTTCCAATCGCCAACGGTGGAACGAATGCATCAACAGCTCCTGCCGCGAACGCTAATTTGCAAACATGGCAGTCAACTGCTTCAGCGACCCAAACGCTGACCAATACAAGCCCGTATTACGAGTATTATACCGGCACGACGACGACCGTAACCTTGCCTGTCACATCGACCCTTCAGCAGGGTTGGTCTTTCCATATGGCGAACAATGGTTCGGGCAACGTCACTGTAAACTCTTCGGGCGGCAACCTTGTGGCAACTATTTTGCCGCAGATGACGGCTCACGTTACATGCATTCTAACAAGCGGAACGACAGCAGCATCTTGGGATGCGGGATATACTGATTTTGGATCATACACCGGATCCGGCGCCGTTGTATTGGCAACGTCTCCAACGCTTGTGACGCCGGTTTTGGGCGCCGCAACAGCGACTAGCCTTGCAATCGGCGGCGCAACCCTTGGCACTCATGCGCTCGCCGTAACGGGAACATCGACGTTCAACAACAATATTGGTTTAGGCGGGAATGCGACGACATTCATTGGCCTCGCAAACTCTTTGAGCATTACAGGTGCAACCTCTGCTTACGGGGAACGCATCAACGGCAACGTCCAGTCAGGCGTAACAACTTTAGCGGCAGCATATTTTTCAAATATTGCGCTCGCAAACGCCACATTCACGACAACCGACCTTGTTCATTTCCTTGCAAGCCCCCCATCTGGGGGTGCTGGTTCGACGGCAACGAACCAGTATGGATTTAGAGCTGACAGCACACTTGGTTCAAACGGCGCGGCCACTGTTACCAATTCTTATGGATTTTATTCAAATCTTGCTTCTGCTGCGAACAAATGGAATTTCTTCGCAAACGGCACAGCAAACAATGCTTTCGCTGGAAACGTCCGTATCGGCAGCACAACCGCTCCAACAGTTGCCCTAGACGTAACAGGCGCGGCGCTCATATCAACGACGCTTGGTGTTACGACATCAACGACCGTCCCTCTTGTTATTGGGGGAACGGCAGTTGGCTCAACTCTGACGCTTCAGTCGACTTCCGGCGTAGGTACAACTGATTCCGTTATAGTTAAGACGGGCAACAACGGCGCGGTCACAGCAGCTACGTTCAACACTGCTGGCGTCGCAACGTCCGTAAACTGGTACAATACAGCAACCCAGACGGCGACAAACACTGCTACGCTCACGGCTGCTCAGATCACATCTCCGTTCTTGCTTGGCACACCAACCGCGACGGCATCTTATACGCTGCCGCTTGCTTCTGCTGTTGAAACGGCTCTTGGAACTCCGCCGAACGAAACAGGATGGGAATTCACAGTGTTCACGACAGCTGCATTTGCGATCACGCTTTTGACAAATACGGGCTGGACACTCGTTGGTTCAATGGCAACTGGTGCAACAGCCAACAGCTTTGCTCGTTTCCGTATTCGAAAAACAGGCGCTGCAGCCTATTCAATTTACAGGATCAGCTAAGATGGCGCTTGATATTCAATCTATCATCAATTGGGTCGTTGTTGCTGCCTTTGGTGTCATCGGATACCTGTATCGTCAGATTGTCGAGGATCAAAAAAAAGATCGTCAGATGATCAATGACATCCGCGTTGATTTACCAAAGAGCTATGTCAGCAAAGACGACTTGATGAACCATTTGAATCGCATCGAAGCAATGCTGAATAAAATATTCGAGCGTCTTGAGCAGAAGGCTGACAAATAATGGCTACGACAACCAACCTCGTCTTAACCCAGCCTGTATATAATTCGACGTCGCCGACGTGGGATCAGCCGCTTAACAATAACGCGACGATCCTTGACTATGCATATGGGGCGACAACCACTGTTTCTGTGCCGACTGGTGTTTCAGCAACGACAGTAATTACAGCTCCATCTGCAACACCAACATCAAATACAACTCAGGCGATGCGCATTCTTTTACAGAATGCTCTTTCTGCAAATCAAACTATTGCTTTCCCTGTTGGCGTCGCTGGCCGTTGGATCATTTCGAATGGATGCACTGGCGTTCAGACTGTCACGCTGAAAGTTCTTGGAGGCGCGCAAACAGTCAACGCGCCTCAGGGATATAGCATTGGCGTTTTTTCGACAGGAACAGAATTGTATCCTGACAATGATGGCATCCTGCAGAATGCGTCGACAACCAACCTGACTGTTGCAAGCTTGACTTCGACAAGCTCCGTTTCTGATGGTATCGGAAACGTTCGAACAATTACAGCAAATAATAAAACTTCATCATATGCCTTAGATGTTACAGACAATGGTAAGTTTGTCAGCATTACAACAGGCGGCATAACTGTTAATTCCGGCATTTTTTCAGCTGGCCAAAACATCGTTATTTTCAATAACTCGGCATCCGCTCAAACAATTACGCAAGGTACTAGCGTTACAATGTATTGGGCTGGAATTGGTACAACAGGCAATAGAACTCTTGCTGGCTATGGCCTAGCAACCATTCTTTGTGTAGCATCCAATACATTTGTCATTTCTGGAAGCGGGCTATCGTAATGACAGTCGTATCAATTTTGGCTGGCGGTGCGTCCACGCCGGATCTTGCTATTTCTCCGGCAGTAAATGGGTACACGACTTGGAATTTTGCTGCTCAGGGCGATTTAAAGATCACCACTGCTGGCACATACACAATCACGCCATATAAAAATTTCACAAAAACAATTAAGACATGGGGCGGCGGCGGCGGATACAGCACTGGGGAAGCTCTTGGCAGTGGCGGCGGTTATTCAACCGGATCTCTGGCTTTCAGCAGTTCATCGTCATATGTTGCCATCGTCGGCGCAGGCGGCGGTATTACAACAACAAGCACGGGCGCGACTGGCGGAACGCCAGGCGGGGGAAATGGCGGTAGCGCGAACTCAAACGGCGGCGGTGGTGGCGCAGGATATAGCGGCCTGTTCACAACCTCGGTTGCCTTTGCAAATGCCATTATTATAGCGGGCGGCGGCGGTGGTTCCGGCGTCTATATTGGCGTCACATATGGCGGCGCTGGCGGCGGCGCAACTGGTCAAAATGGGTCAGTCGGTCAAAGTGGTTTTGGTAACGTCAACGGTTTTGGCGGTACGCAAAGTGCTGGCGGAGCAAAGGGTAACACATTTGACTCAAATACTGTTCAACCAACTGCGGGCGCGGCATTAACGGGCGGTAACGGCGGATCAGCGAACAGAAACCACGGCGGCGGCGGTGGCGGCGCGGGTTACTACGGCGGTGGTGGCGGTGCGGGCGGCGACGCGGCTAACGGCGGCGGCGGCGGCGGATCCGGTTACATTGGCGGCGTGACAAGCGGCACGACGACGACGGGCAACACTTCGACGCCTGCAAATTCGGCTGATTCTGACAGAGGAACGTCCGGCAATCCTGCAGTAGCTGGGTCTTTTATCATTAAGGCTGTATAATGGAATTCACATGGACGTTTCCTCAATTCATCGTTAACCCGCAAGAAGGCGGGCTTTCGGACGTTGTGACGGCCATCAATTGGTTTTGCACGGGCACGAATGGGACTTTCTCGTCCTCAATGTCGGGGACCGTACAATTGGTATCTCCCAATCCGGCGCAATTTGTCCCCTATGATGAAATCACTCAGGAAATGGCTTTTGAGTGGGTTTCATCAAGCATCAGTATGCCTGCCGTTCAAAATCAAATAATGCAGCAAGTCAATCAAATCGCCCAGCCCTCCCTTCAACCTCAAATCCCACCGTTTGGAAATTGACATGGCTTTTGGAATTGATGATGCAATCAATACAGCCCTGAAGGTTCTGGACAAGTTCGTCCCAGACCCTGCAGCGAAAGCCACGTTTGAGAAAGAGTTCCGTGCGGATCTTTTAGCATGGGATCAGGGCCAAACCAAAATCAATGAAATTGAGGCTCAAAATCCTAATCTTTGGGCTTCTGGCTGGCGTCCGGCGATTGGATGGGCGTGCGCCTATTCATTCGTTTTCAATTATTCAGTCGCGCCGACAATCGCTTGGATTGCGGCGATGTTCGGCTCTAATGTACCTATGCCGACATTCAATCAGGCAGTTTTAGACACGCTTCTTTACGGAATGCTTGGCCTTGGCGGTCTTCGTACAATTGAAAAATTCAAGGGAATTTCAAAATGAAAATCGATGCAAGGTCGATGTCCAAGCTTGATGGCGTTCATGAGGATCTTGTTAAGGTCGTCGAACGCGCCGCTGAGATCACGACCCAGCCATTCATCATCACTGAAGGTCTTAGGTCAATTGAGCGCCAAAAGAAGCTTGTTGCATCTGGCGCGTCCACGACCATGCGGTCACGCCATCTGACGGGGCATGCTGTCGATCTGGCGGCCTTCATTGATTTAGACGGGTCTGGGGACTATACTGCGTCTGAAAACATTCGTTGGGACTGGCCTCTCTACGCAGCTATTTCAATTTCCATGAAAGACGCTGCCAAAGAGCTCGGTATCCCGATTGAATGGGGTGGGGATTGGAAGTCATTTAAGGATGGGCCTCACTTTCAACTTCCTTGGGTGGAATACCCTAATTGACATACAAACTGACGAGCGAATCTGCTGAATAGGTGAAACATGGACTACAACAGTTACATTCAGCAGATTTCGACTTTGGCAGTTGTGCCATCAAGCGATCAATATTTTCAGATCATTGCGCCGCAAATGATCAATTACGCTGAACTTAGAATTCAGCGTGACATTGATTTTCTTTCGACGCAAACATCGAGCACAGCTACACTTTCTTCAACTTCAAATATCCTGACGTTATCGAGCTCTGAATTCGTTGTTTTGCAAACAATTGAAGTCACGAACGGATCTGGCGTTTCATATCCTCTTTTGCCTATCTCAAAAGAGTATATTCAAAACGTATATGGATCAGGATCGACAAAAGCACTTCCAAAATACTTTGCCGTTTACGGCGGCGATAGCGCGACAGCTGGAGAGACGAGCCAAAATTTGATTTTAGGCCCATCTCCTGACGCGGCTTATTCAGTTACATTGACGGGAACAATTCGTTCTCAGCCTTTGTCCGCGTCGAATACGACGACATTTATTTCTACATATCTTCCAGATTTGTTTATCATGGCGTCCATGATTTACATTTCTGCGTACCAGCGCAACTTTGGAAAAATCAATGATGATCCAGCAATGGCTCAAACATTTGAAAGCCAATATCAAGCACTCTTAAAGGGAGCAGTGATCGAAGAAGTTCGCAAGAAGTTCCAGTCTTCGGCTTGGACTTCTTATTCCCAATCTCCTGCTGCGACGCCGACGAGATAATTTATGCCACATTCAACAATCAAAATGACGCCTGGTGTCGATATTATCGAGACACCCGCTTTGAGTGAAGTGTCGTATCAGTCTACAAATCTTACGCGGTTTATCCCCGACGTTAAGGGGCTTGGTCTTGTCCAAAAAATGGGCGGATGGGTCGCGTATTACAATGCAGCTTTTTCTTCGACTATTAGGGCTTTGAAGGGATGGGCAGATCTCAACGGCAATAACTTTCTTGGCGTTGGGTGTGAAGGGTCATTAAATTTCCTAAATGGAAATTCAAATAATGACATCACTCCTCAAACATTGGTCACAAATAATTCTCCTGATTTTTCTACAACTTCAGGATCAAACGTCGTCAACGTTGTTGACGCGAGCATTTCGGCAGCACTTGTCGATTATGTTTATTATGTAACGCCAGTTTCTGTTGGCGGCTTAATTTTAACAGGCTCTTATCCGATCTATACATCTTCTGGCTCGAATTATTCTATTCTGGCATCGTCTAATGCAACATCGACTGTTGTTTCGGGCGGCGTTTCTTATGCTTTAACGACGACGAATGGCTCGAGCATTGTTGTTGTCACTTTTGCCAATCATGGCTTAGGCGTCGGCGAAACAATTTATATCGATCAAGTTGCCCCTAATGGAAATGCATTTGCCAGCACGACAGTCGGCGGCATAACTTTTGGCGGCCTTTATACGATCACATCTTTGGGAGACACGGGCGGCGGTGACCCAACCAATAAATTCTGCATTGCCGCTTCTGCCGTTGCAACTTCATCCGCAGGCCCAACATATGTGAATAGTGGCAAGATTCAATCCACTTTTTATCTTGCTGTTGGCCCATCTCCAACAAGCACTGGTTATGGCGTCGGCGGATTTGGTGCTGGCGGTTTTGGTTCTGGCGCTTCATCTACAGCTGTTTTTGTTGGCACAATTTCCGATGGCTTCGGTGGAGCTGGCACGACGCTTACTGTCTCGAGCCTTCTTTCTGGTTCGATCATTGTTGGGCAATCTTTGAGCGCAACATCAATTATCGCTGGTACTTATATTACGGGCGGTTCTTACCCGACATATACAGTCAGCGATTCTCAGCTCCTCACGGGCGCAACATTTACTGCAAATCTTTATTCAACCGGAACTTCTGTATCTACGACAGATTGGTCTTTGGATAATTTTGGGCAGGATTTAATTGCGTGTCCGGTCGGCGGAGCAATTTATTATTATCAACCTAATGGACAGCTGACCACTGCACAAATTTTAGGGCAACAAGTTCCTCTTGTTAATGAAGGCATTTTTACTGCAATGCCTGAAAGGCAGATTATTGCATACGGGTCTTCATTCAGTCTCGCTCCAGATCCTTTGAACATAAGGTGGTCAGAAGCTGGAGACCCGACAGTTTGGATTGCGAATTCTACAAATCAGGCTGGCTCTTATCGTCTTCCTTCCGGCTCTAAGATTGTCGCTGGCATTCAGGGTCCACAACAGGGCTTGATTTGGACAGACTTGGATCTTTGGGCGATGCAATATGTTGGTCTCCCATTTGTTTATGGCTTCAACAAAATCGGTACAAATTGCGGAGCGATCTCTCGTAAATCCGTAGGCACATTGAATAACGTCGTCTATTGGATGTCGCAAAAACAATTTTATCTCATGACAAATAATGGTGTCACGCCGATGCCGTGTTCTGTTTGGGACGCCGTTTTCCAAAATTTAAAGACGGGTAATGACCCAGTAACTGGCGTTCCTTACACAGACAGAATTCGCTGCGCTGTGAATTCTCAGTTCAACGAAGTCATGTGGTTCTATCCATCCGCAAACGGAACAGGCGAGAATGATTCATATGTGAAATACAACACTCTTATGCAGTGTTGGGATTATGGGCTGTTGGCACGCACGGCTTGGATTGATCAGTCTGTTCTTGGTTCGCCAATCGGCGCTGGCGCTGACGGCTTCCTCTATCAGCATGAAATCGGTTACAACGCTGCGGTTGGTAACACGACAACACCTATGCTGCCAACAATGCAAACGGGTTACGCTCAACTCAATGAAGCAGACAATATCGTTTTCATTGATCAGATATGGCCTGACATGCATTGGGGAATTTATAGCGGCGACCAATTCCCGCCTGATCCAAATGCAAACGCAGAAGTTATCTTCAAAGTATACGCAACAAATTACCCAGGCGATCCGCCGACTGAGTATTCGTTTACGATGACGCAAGCGACGCAATACATTTCGTGTAGAATTCGTGCGCGTCTCATTGCGTTCGGCTTGTCATCAAGTGACCCGAACTCTTTCTGGCGTCTTGGCGCTATTCGATATCGATATCAGATTGACGGGAGGTACTGATGGCATCATTAGACGACATTCTCACTACGCAGAAAAACGGCGTTGTTGCGATCAATGGAATTTTGAACGCCACAACTCGTCTTGCGGGTACGAGCAACTCTCTTGACATAACAAGCGCAACCGTTGTGAAAAGCGGATCGGGATGGCTCGCTAGAGTAAGTGTCACAACGGCAGGATCTACAACAGGCACAATTTACGATTCTAATTCTGCTTCCGCATCCACCGGAATAATTTATAAAATACCTACGACCGCAGGCATTTCGGATATTCAGTTTCCTTTTTTAAACGGCCTTGTCATTGTTCCGGGAACGGGAATGATAGTATCCGTTTCATATACTTGAGGTGAATTATGCCCCTGAAAAAAGGTAAATCGCAGGCAACTGTAAGCTCAAACATCTCAGAGATGGTCCACGCCGGTCATCCTCAAGATCAGGCTATAGCAGCAGCCCTCAACACAGCACGCAACACTAAGGCTGCGGGCGGCGGTTTGTACGCAAACATCCACGCCAAGCGAGAAAGGATTGCGCACGGGTCGAAAGAACATATGCGCCGCCCCAACTCAAAAGGAGCTCCTACAGCGGAGGCTTTCAGGCAGTCTGCACGCACGGCAAAAGCGGGCGGTGGGGGTTTTGGGTTCCCCGAGGCGCGTCAGGTCGAATATGCAGAACCCGCTGCCCGATTTGGCCCCACAAGCACCACAACAAGCATCCACGTCGGGCCCATTCACAGCCCTGTCTCGGGTCGAACAGACCACCTCCCGATGACGGTTGAGTCGGGATCCTATGTGATCCCCGCAGACATCATCTCGTCGATGGGCGAGGGAAACACGATGTCAGGGTTCAAGATCGCCCGTACGATGTTCTCCTCGGCGCCATATTTCCAAGCTAAACAACAGCAGCCATATACAGCTCAGGCGCAACCCTATGAAGAGGGAAAGCCATACGGCGCGCGTGCTTCAGGCGGCTCTACGCCGGTCGAAATCGTGGCTGCGGGCGGCGAGTACGTTATCTCTCCTGAGGATGTGACAAGGCTCGGAGAAGGTGATATTGATCACGGTCATGACATCCTTGACGAATTCGTCAAAGGATATCGAGGCAAAACGATTAAAACACTTCAAAAGCTTCCCGGACCGAAGAAAGATTAAGATGTCAGAAGACCTTAAAATCCGCCTCGGAACACCTGAAGATGAAGCCGCCATGCTCGAGCTTGCTTTAAAAGCATGGGAAGAAAACGGCATTAAAGACGTAAATCCCGACAAAATGCTCGGCATGATTAAGCCCGCGCTTTATCTTTGGCAGGGTTTGGTTGGAATTATTGGAAAACCAAACGAAAAGATTGAAGGCGCCGTTCTCCTGCGCCTCTCTCAAATGTGGTATTCAGATGATTGGATGATTGAAGAAAAAGCCATTTTCGTCGATCCTGAATTTAGGGCAAAAGGCGGTCATAAGCACCGCGCGTCTCAAACGATGGGACATGCCCGAGCTTTGTGCGAATTCTCTAAGAGGGTCGCCGACGACTTAAATATTCCTTTGATTATCGGGGTTCTGTCGAATCAGCGCACCGAGGCAAAGGTGAAATTTTACGAACGCTCATTCGGCCCACCTGCCGGTGCGTTCTTTCTGTACAACACTCGTACAGGCCACGACGCTATGACGGAGCACTAAAATGGGCGGCAAAAGCGGAACCACGACGCAATCGGTTCAGATCCCAAAAGAGGTCTTGGCCCGATATAATGCCGTCAACTCACAGGCTCAGAGCGTCGCCGCTACGCCTTTCCAAAAGTATAGCACAAACCCGAATGACTTCGTCGCGGGCATGAATCAGCAGCAATACGGCGGCATCGGGCAGATCAATCAGGCAGCTAATATGGCGCAGCCATCGATTGCCTATGCTCAGCAGGGCTTGACGGGTCAGGGATATCAAAAGGGCGTTCAGGAATACATGAACCCCTATTTGCAGAATGCGATGGGCGCTACTGCCGCGCAGATGCAGAACGTCAATCAACAGCAGCAGAATCAGCTCACGGGCAATGCTATCCAGCAGGGCGCGTTCGGTGGCGATAGAGCTGGCATCGCTCGCAACAATCTGATCAATCAGCAGAACCTTGCTATGGGTCAGACGCTCGGCCAAATGGCAAACCAAGGCTATCAGCAGTCCGCGCAGAATTACATGCAGGGCATGAACAGCATTGGTCAGCTCGGCCTTCAGGGGCAGCAGGCTGCTTTGCAGGGCGGTCAGGCCATGCTCGGCGCCGGTACGCTCGAGCAGCAGACGCAGCAGGCCGGTCAGACGGCTCTCTACAATCAATTCCTGCAACAGCAGGCCTACCCATTCCAAGTGGCTCAGTTCCTCGCAAACATCGCGATGGGCACAGGCGGCTTGTCCGGATCCACGACGACGACGACGCAGCCTATGCCGTTCTTCTCGGATCGACGCCTCAAGAAGAACGTCGAGCGCATCGGTCAAACAGACGAAGGTCTGCCGATCCACAAGTTCGAATACAAGGGCGATCCGAAGGGTCAGAAACACATCGGTCTCATGGCCGATGAGGTCGAGCAGGTTCATCCTGAAGCAGTCGGCACGCACAAATCCGGCTATAAGGTTGTCGATTACGATAGAGCCACATCCGAAGGCGGGGCTGTCACGCCTCAACGCGCAGGCCTTGGCTTTGCCGATGGCGGCGACGTAGCAGCAGGCTTGAATGCTATGAACGCTTCTCAAGCCAATATGCCGGTCATGGGCGGCGGTGTTAACGCGGGCTTGGCGGCTGCGGCGGAAGCAATCGCGCCGCGTCCTAACGTGCCTCAGAGCGCGTTCTACGAGCCGTCCTATAACCCATTTGCTGACCCGAAGTATCGGCCTGACCTGAACGGCACAAACACGTCGGGATCCGGATCGAGCAACAACAACGGAAATGGCGACGGCACCGGCAATAGAAACGGGCACGATGACCATCGCCGATATCAGGGCGCCTACGGTGACAGGCGCGGCGATTCAAGCCCGTATTCAAATCCTTTCAATGACAGCTCATACAGCGCCGATTCAAATGGAATGCTGCGTGGCAGAGACATGGGCTTTGTGGATGGCTACGACCCAACGCAGGGTCCGGCTTACGCCGCAGGCGGTCGCGCAGGATACGCAGAAGGCGGATACTCTACGCAGCAATATGACCCGATGAGAGATCCAAACAGCATCGAGAACATTATTGCCCGTCAGATGGCAATGTACGCCAAGAATGAAGGCGGTCATCACGTCCCCGTTGGCCGCTCTCTCTCGACCGGCATGGGCAAGTATGGCCGCTTGCCTGAAGCAAACCTCCCTGTCCGCTCGTCATTGATGCAGGCAGGCAGCGCACCGTCGCTTCCTGAGAGTGGCTTTAAGCAGGCGCTTGGCGCAGCAACAGACACGTCTGATCTCTTCACAAAGAGTGGCGACTTGTACAAAACCTATTTGGCTATGAAAGACAAATGGTCCGCTCCGCCAACCGATGAAGAGAAAAAATCGCACGGCGGGCTTGTCGGTAATCGTCATGGTTATAGCCTTGGTAGCGATGTACCCGAAAAAGATAAAAAAGAAACACCTGTCGATGAGCTTTATTCGAGCCAAAACACACCAACAAAACTCGACATTCTTGCAAATATGGACAGGTCTAAACTTTCAGAAGCAGGAAAGCCGCCGACGCCTACGTCTCAGACAGGTCTTAGCCTTGGTGAAGCAGCGTCTCTCGGCAAGACGCTTGGAAGCTTCATCATGCCATTTTTCTTGAAGGACGGCGGTCGCGCCGGTTATGATGTCGGCGGCGCCTTGACCGAAGAAGAAATTATGAAGCGAGCCGCGTATGATCCTACAATGTTAGGAACAAAATTTCGGGGAAAGGTGGACCCGACAGCAGAATTTATGCGGTTGTTGAACCTAAAACAAACGGCAACAGACACGCCTGATATTTATTCGCGCGAAGCTCAACCTGCTAATGCGCCTCGCCTTCGTTATTTTCAAGAAAGAATGAACCGTCGCGGGCATGAAGATGTGCAGCCGACAGACATTTATAGATCAGCAGAAGAGTCAGCCGGTCTTGATTTGACAATGCCCGCAGGCGCACCTCGCGCGAAACCATATCATAGCGGTCATAATTATGGCTTCTCGGGGGATTTCAGCGGCATCAATGAAAAGTCTCTTGCTGATGCAAGAGAAGTCGCGGCAGAAGCCGGTTTGACTTTAGGGGCAGATTTTAAAAATCCTGATTACCCACACGTTCAAGGTGGCAAAGGATCTTATGGCGGTTTGTATAATAAATACGGCGAAAAAATTGATATGCCTCCAGGGTTCTTGCAAGAATCTCACAGTGGGGATGTTCCCGCTTCGGCAACAGAAGCGGCATATGCGAACGCTCGTCTTCCGAACGGTCGCGGCGTTTCCGGTGCTCCTCCTAGTGAGGGCGCTGAGAAATCCTCTCCATCGTTCTTGGATAGCTTGGCCGACATGGTTGGGTTCTCAAAAGCAAATGCTCAAGAGATTAAAGACAAAAACCGTCAGGGCGCGGATTCAACCGACTTGCTGCTTTCAATTTTGAGCGGCGTCGGGTCAATGGCAGGTTCTAATAGCCCTTATCTCGGTGCCGCGATCTTGCAGGGTATTGGCGGAGGAGCCAAGACATATGCAGGTCTGCGTGGGCAGGCTCTTGAGCGCGGCCTTGCGCAGCAGGGCGTCGACATCAGCGAGAAACAACTTGGCATCACTGAGCGCACTCAAGGTCTCCAAGCTCTTAAATATCTGCAGGATCGATACAGGCCTCTATATGATGCAAGCGGCAAAAACATCATAGGTTACCGAGATCTGAACGGCGGCCCTCCTCTTACGCCTGCGCAATTTGGCGATATCATGAGGGGTGCTGCAACAGATCTTCATCTTCAACCTTCTTTGGTTCCTCAGTCAGGTTTTGGCGGTGTTGGTGAAACAGCTCCTGTACAGGGCGGCGCAACAACTGGTGCTGCAGGGCTTGGTGCGGCTGGCACGGCTGGGGAATTCCGAGAAGATCGCGCTACGCAGCCAAAATTGTTGCCTCCTGAACAAGACAAAAATGTCTCAGTCGGAAAGAACGGCATCATTCCTTTGTCTCATCTGGTAAATCCTGATGAAATTCAAAGGACGATTGCTGAATTGAAAGATCAGTACGGTTCAGCAGAGCCGGGGATGCGTTCAATTATTGATAAGGAAATTACGCGCCTCAACGGAAGTCTTACAAAGATCACTGACATTGCTGCTCAACCTCAATCTGTTTTTGATGCAATCACAGGAGAGGAAAGAAAGATTGATGGTCAGACGTATCTCAAGGTTGTCGCGGATGCTGCGAAAAGCGGAGATGCAACTGCAACGCTTCCAGACGGAAGTGTTGTTAAAACAGGTCTTGACCCGTTCGCTGAAGCCAACAAAAAGCTTTATACATCTCACGTTGAAGAAGCGACAAATTATACTCGCGATTGGAAAACAACTCGTCAGCGCCTTTCAAACTTGGCCCATATCTACCAAAATTGGCAGGCTGGCCGAGGATCCGAGAGCTGGGCTGATATCAATGGCATCATGAAATTCTTCGGTCAGAAGCCATTTGATCCAAGCGCAGTAAATTATGACGCTGCTTTGAAAGAAGCAGTCAATATTGCCATCAACAGAACATCTGAATTCGCGACAGGAGCACCTGCAACTGGTGGCGAAATGTCGATGGCTGCCGCTCCAGATCCGAAACGTGATCCAGATTCACTTTACAAGAACATCACCGATACGATCGGATATGGTGATCTTGCATACAGAAGGTCTCAAGAGTTCATTAACAAGCGTCCAAAGGATGTTGCCAAGTTCATGGCAGAATTTGCTGATCGTCAGGCAAATGATCCTCAGACGTTCCTTGATCGTGTTCACAAAGAGTTTGGCCCATTCAAGGGCGGCAATCCCGCCAATAGAGAGGCTCTTGGAATTCCTACGGGAGAAGAGGCGCAGCCTTCTCAGACACAGCCTAATACGTTGGTCATACCAAAAAGCGTGACCGATAAGAGCCAATGGATTAAACAGATAGAAAAGGCTCCTAAGGGGACAAGGGTTTTGGCTCCAGATGGAAACTATTACGACGGACAGGGCAAATAATCATGGCTGATCCAAATGACGAAACAAGGCCTGCACCGCAGTATCCTGAGGGGGATACTCGCAATCAGACTTGGCCCGAGTATTTTAAAAAGACTTTTGGCAACATTTCTGAATCAGCTCAGAAGTATGGTTCTGGTGTTGTAAGCGGTCTCAATCCTGTAAACCTTCCTCAAACGATAGAAGGTATGGGCGCATTAGGCCGTGGCGCTATTTATAATTTCATGGGTAAAGATTATATGCCTCCCCATGCTGGCGAGCCTATTCCTGAAACGGCCAGAACGCCTGTTCAGAAGATGATAGCTATACGCCAAGGATATGGTGAAGACCCTGCTCAAATTGCTCGAGAAAAAAACCTAGCTTCCGAAGTTGGGAAAGGCATTCCACCTGTTTTTAAATATACAATGGACGAAGGATGGCAGGGTCGCGATCCTGAAAAATGGCATGAGTTTGGACAAAGGTTTCAAGAAGACCCTGTTGGTACAGCATCTCTTGCTGCAATCCCTGTTAGCGGTGCAGGCGGCGTATTAGGTAAAATTGCTGGAACGGGTTCAAGGGTTGCAGAGGCGGCAAATTTGCCTTCTGTTGCAGACGCTTTGAATGTTGCAAAAACAGCTGGCAATGTTGCTGAAAAGGCAAAATATGCCGATCCTTTGACAGCAGGTTTTGGTCTGGCTGGATCGACAGGTAAAGCAATATCAAATGCCGCGTCTCATGGTTCTGGAATTCAAGAATTCCAACCTATTATGGATTTGTTTGCAAAGGGTGGCAAAGAGGGAGAAATAGCAAGAAATTCTTATAAAGAATTTTCCGCTGGAAACGGAGATTACAATTCATTTTTGAAAAATTTGAATGATGAAATTGATGCGGTTCATCAAGAAAAATTGGAAGATTGGGGTGCTAGGAAAAGCAATCTTCAAAATAACCCTGTTGATCTTACAGACGTTGAATCTGAATTAATAAATTCAACTGCAGCGAAAGGATCAAAAAAATATATGGGCGATGAAACACGCGCCGCAATTGAAAGAGTTGAAAAGCCTGATGGTCTTCTTGATCGTTTGACAAAATTAAAAGAGCTTCCAGATACCGACCCAAGCAGAAAGCTTTTTGGCGTCGATCAATATAAGCAAAGTTTGTGGGACGAAATCGCTGCTGCTAAAAAACGTGGCGATAGTGCTTTGCTTGATATCCTGAACCCTGTTTATAAAAAAACAACAGAAGTCATATCAACATATGGCGACTCTGAATATGCAGCATTGATGGATGACTATCGTAATATAGTTTCCGAAATGAGAGATCTAAATGTTGCCGCAGGTTCAAACAAACCTTCTGTTTCTCAATTTAGAACGATATTGAGCAGTAGGAAAAATCCTATTGGAAGAAGCATTCTTGACGATATTGTAAAAAGAAACCCTTATCTTGAAGGCGCTTTCCTTGGCGATATAACTCACAAAACAGGAAAACCTTTTAAGCCAAATGTAATTGATGTTGCGAGCATCCCAGCCGCTGCTATTGCTCAATCTTATCATCCATTAGGTGCCGCAGCCGTAGCGGCATTAGAAATGGGTCGTCTTGGTCTTGGCTCTCCAAGTTTGACAACAGCTGTACCAAAGATAGCGGGAGCTCTTAAGCGCAACCCTGTCACAGCATCTGTCAAAAGCTTGATTGAGGCTGCTCCATCAGCAGCAAGGGTTATTGCTCCATTTCAAGGAGCAATGGAAAGCGCATATGACAAGCGTTTGAAGGATATGCGCCAAAATGATGCAGAAAAAATTCTTGAAGGATACAGGTCGCCTGCTGAGGCAGATGGCGGTCGTATCGGTCGCGAGTCCGGTGGCCGCACAAATATGTCAGCGGCAGCGAAGGCTGCGCGGTTGATCGACCGCGTCGATCATATTAGAAAGAGCCACGGCAAAGAAACATCATCTTTGCTGAACCTTGACGACGATACCGTCGCCAAGGCTCTTGATATCGCGAACCAAAGGATTTGAGGGAATCATGGACAATCTTGAAATCGAATTGAAGCTCACCGTCGCGCAGATCAATGCCGTATTGGCAAATCTCGCAAAAGGCCCGTACGCGGAAGTGTCAGATCTTATTGCACTGATCCGCGCACAGGCTTTGCCGCAGATCAACGCAGCCGCAAAAGCTCAACAAGATCCTGCTCCTGCTGCGGCTCCTGAACAGCAGGCACAATGAACTTGTTATAAGACAGCGTGCGGATGAGGTATCGGTTTTGCTTTGACGAAAAACGAGCAACGTCAAACTTGTCGAACCCATCCGCAAGCCACATTATCATCATACTGAATATCAAGCTGTCGCCGTAGTACGCGACGACATCCGCGTCAGGATTGAAGTCAAGCATTCGCTGAGCGATCTTGTGCTCAAATTTGAACGTGTATTCTTCACCCATCAAATTGTCGAACATAGGCGTGTCGCAGACATAAACAATGTCATCCGCGATATCCAAGATGTCGTTTGTTTCAAACCGATAATTCGGGTTCGGAACGAATGCTCTTTTGTATTTCAACATGATTCTCTTCTTCACTTATCCAAAATACCCAAGCGGGATGCTCGAGGCGTAAATTATGCGTTTCTTTTTTTGCTGCTTCAAGACTGTCTAATGACTCAATGTCCTGTTCATCCACGCCTTCTATGTTTCTTGGCTTGCCACGGATGACGTACCTCATGACATGGCGTCCTCTATATCTTTCTCGACCACAGAACGGTCCATAGGGCTGTTGTCGCCTCCGAGCTTGGCATAGCCAGCGATGTCGTCCCAATGGTCTCTGTAGTTAGGATTACCGCTCAGGATCCTTGCCATCTTGAGACATATCATCTCGAGTGCCTCCTTCTGTTGGTCCGTCATTTTAGACCAATTTTTGCCGCTTTTTACAACATCTTTTATCGACTGCGACATGGATGTCGACTCGTGGAAAATACCGTGCGTTTTCTCGCGTTCGGTCAGAATATACTCAATCGGATGAGATATTATTTGAACCGCTTCCTTTGCTATCTCCCCCTCCATTGTCGGAGCTTCGACGCGCTTCGATTTTTGATCTGAGTTTTTCATTCTCTACCCTCAATTCCCCTATGACGCCAACAGCCCAATGATAGCGGCTGTTAGCCGCCATCAAAAGGGCATTCAGGTGCGCTATACGCGCGTTCAGTTTTATGGTTTTCAGAATTTCTTTAGCTGAAAAGCACTTCCACACCGGCCTGCTCCATTGTCTGAATATAACGGTCTCGAAGACACGAGACCAAACTTTTTTAAGCGGTTAAGGTTTGATATGAGCGTATTGAAATTCATTCCAAGCTTTGACGCCAAATTCGCAGCATTGGTTTCGAACTCTTCAAAACCATAGCTGAAAAACAATTTCAAAATAAGTGTTTTTTCAGCCGGTGTATAAGCCGCACTTTCGATCAGTTTCTTGATTTTCTTGATGGCAAGATCACTTTGCATTTTCATTGTCCTTTATTGCTGCTTCAATTTTAGATTCAAAACGGTTCGTGATTTCTTTCAGGATATCGCGAACGTCCGATGACTTATTATGGTCATCAGCGAACAGGTCGATGCCAATGCTTGTGATGACCCAATTCGAGGCATCAAAATAGCGAACGGTCATCTGACCCTGTGTAGGCACATTATTGATTATTCCATCGACATCTACAACTATTGTTTTCA